AATTGTTCTTCTAAAATCAATAGAATCTCTTGTAAATGTTGCATTATAATTTATTTCACCACTACCTAAAGAACCTGTTGTTAATCCTTTTACATATTTGCTAGATGATGCATATGCTAAGTTTACAAATTTTTCACGATATCCAGTTGCTGCTGAACCTGTTACCAATATATGCAATTGTTTATCCGGCCAACCTTTTTCTGGCTTTGTTAAACTACTTAATTCAATATCATTAACACCATCAATACGAATTGCTTGAATTTCTAAAGATGCGGTACTACTATTTCTAATTTGTGTTCCTCTATAAGGTCTAATTAAATGGTTCACGCCACCAAATCCATCCAATACTCTACTGAATATCACTGTATCAGTATATCCTTCAACCTCTCCAGTAATTTTTACTAATTGTATAGTTTTATCAGTTCTAGAACCAGTAAAATGTTGTACTGTCATAGTTGGTGCATCGGATGTAATTCCATCCAACAAACCAGGATATCCACCACCATTTGTTATAGATGCGGTATATTGATATCCAAACAATTCATTACCATCGAAATCAAATGATTGTGAAGTATATGTTACAGAACCTGTAAGTAAATTTTTTGTTACCGTAAATCCAACAACAGTTGGTGGAACTGGACTTGAACCAGAATCAAATTGAAATTGTAATGAACGTGGTGTAAATACTAAACCTTTTTGAATTCTTTGTAAATTACCACCATTAAATGTTTTTGTTGCTTCAACTAAAACAGGAATGTAATTGTTGTTTATATCATAAAACTCAAAACGATATAAGAATGTTTCTTCTGGTAAAGTTCTTGGAACACTTTGTATAAAAGTAATTTCATCTGGTGAAAATGCTGTTTCTTGTGATGCTCTTAAAGTAACATCGGATATATACCATCCATTTCCTTTTACTTCAAAATATAATTTTGCATTATCAATTTGTTCTGCGCTAAAATTTGCAGTTAATTCGTTTTTTTGTAAAAGAGAACTATCAGATGTTATTGTTGAAATATTTTGTTCAATTTGAATAGTTTTTGGAGAACCACCAATTGTAGTTTGTCTTGAACCACTTATAAAAGCTTTTATGTAATTACCAGCTAATACTTGACCGGAGCCAACTCTTAAATTAAAACCAAGAGTATATTCAATTCCTTCTGAAATATCTAATGATTTAGATGTATGAAAATAATTTACATTTGTACTATCTAATTTTACCGAATCGTATAAATAATTTTGATTAAATGTTGTAGTTAAATTATTAGATGATGTCATCCAATAATTTTTATAATTTGTTGTATCAAATATTCCGTAATATTCTTGATTTTTAGTATATGATTCTAAATCAATTAAAAGTTCATTTGATTCTAATTTTATTTCTTGTATAAATTGATAATCAGCTAAATCGGATTGTGATTTTCTAAATATTTTTACTCTAGCACAATCACCAACAAATGTAGTTAAATCAGATAAAGTAATTTTTGCAAAAGAACCAGTTAATGCAGTTTTTAAATTATTTACCCCTTCAATAAAATTAAATGATGCTGTATATCCTTCGTTTTCAAAATTTGCAACCAATCCATTTATAGTGTATGGATTTTTAACTAATAATTCTTTATTATTAATTACACTATCTGCTAAAGTTGTATATCCTAAAGATGGTACTTCAATATTTGTACCAACAACAGAACCTGTCCAGTTTGTTGAATCATTAATTGATAAAAGATATGTTGTTGGTGCAGTATAATTAGTAATAGATTGCCCTGCTCTTGGAGCTTGTGCAATACCACTTAAAGAACCGGTTTGTGTGATTATTGTTGTTACATTATTGAATATAGGTTTTACTATTTCATCAATATTAACAACAGGTCTTCTATAAAATCTTACTTTATCTTCATTGGAAAGTAATCTATTTATTTGGAAAGTTTTTTCCCATTTTACATTATAAACACCTTTCCACTCATCTGGTATATCTCTTACAACTCCACCATCATCTACATAAGTTTTTAATTCACCCAATACCGTAACTTTTGCAGTACCAATAGGTGTATCTTCATAAACATAAACAGCAACTAATTTTGAAGTACCTTCATAGTATTCAGGCACACCATTACCAGGTTCATAGTAAACAGGGTCACCATTTACATCTAAAATTTGTACTTTAACTTCTGTAGTTTCCTTTAGATGCTCAGAACCTTCAATTAAAAATCCATTTTTACCACCAGTAAATGTATCTTTAAATTCTGTAATTTTAAAGTACTGTGAGTTTGGTGCTGTATCAACTATGTATGTTCCAAATGATGTTAAGTTTTGTGTTAAAACTTCTCCATATTTTTTGATTACTGCCATTTATTTTCGTTATTATATAAAATAAATATTGGGATAATTTTTTATCTCCATAATTATATATAGAATTCTAAAGAAAAATAAAGAAGTAATGAAAAAATACGCAATGATTCAAATTGATGCCGAAATACATCAAATTTTGAAGGAGTTTTGTAAAGAGAAAGGATACAAAATAAATGGGTTGGTAGAAACCCTTATAAAAGAAAAGGTAGAAGCTTCAAAGAAACCTCTACCTAAAAATGTATTACCAGTAAATTCTAAAAGTTAATTTTAGAAAATCCGTTTTCTTTTTTAATTTCAATCAATCCATCTACAATATCTCTCATTTGTTCTAAGTGAGAAATTACCCAAATGAAATCGAATTGAGTTTTAAGATACTGCATCATCATAAACAATGAAGATAGGTTATCTGCATCCAATGTACCAAACCCTTCATCTATTACTAAGAAGTTAGGTCTAGGTAACCCACATATGTTAATTAGAGCCACTCTAATCGCTAATCCACTAATGAACTTCTCCATACCACTACACATCTCTAAAGCCCACTCCTGGTCTTCGTAAACTATCTTAGCGTTAATGTTCTTTCCATCGGTATCCATTGAAAGTGAAAAGTCCACAACCTGAGCTAAGATATTGTTTACTTCGTTCTCAATAACAGGCATTGCTTTGGAAATCAATTCGTATGGAACACCATCTTTCTTAACCGCATCTAAATAGTAAGTGTATAAGGTATTCTTATGTTCTAATTCTTTAACCTCATCCATCTTATCTTTAGTTGTTTTAATAAAAGATTCAATAGAACCAATAGTTCCAGTTACTGAAAGAATTTGTTTATTTGTATCTTTTATTTTCTTTTCAATTTCTTTCTTTTCATCTTCCAACCCTTTGATTTGTTCGTTCAATTCACCATTCTTTTTAATTGTGGCTTCATTATCAAAGTAACGTTTCTTATCAGCCTTTACACCTTCTAATTGAGTTTGCAAAAGTTGTGATTGTGTTTCCAATCCATTTAATTCAGCTTCGGCCTTTTCCTTAACCACCACACCTCTAGTGTATTTGTTTCTTAATTCAACTAATTTAGCCCAAACATCTTCTACTTCCGAAAATGGTTCGGTTGCTTTGATTAAAGCCTGATGTGCAATATTAAGAGTTTCTAATTGAGCTTCTTGTGTTTTAACAACTTCTTTAGTTTGAATAGCATCCTTTACGAATACATTGTTCATACAAAACTGACAATTAGGGTCATACTCATGTTGCTCTAAATGTTTTAGTTTTTCTAAATTAGATTCATATTGAGATTCTAACTTATCTATTTGTTGTTGAACTTCTACAATTTTACCCTTAGCCAAATCCCACTCCTTCTTAGCTTCATCTATTGGTATTCCGTTTACTTCTGCATGTTCGTTAATAGATTGAGAAACCTCTCCTAATAACCCTATATATTCGTTTATTTTAGCTATTTTAGTTTCCTTATCACTTTCATTGGTTTGGATTTTGCGTTCAATAGTGCTCTCCGCATTCTCTAATGCAACCAAATCTAACTTACTATCTATTGGGGTGATAGATTTACTCAATTCCGTAATTTGGTTTTGAATTCCATCTTTACTTTCATTCTGCTCTCTTTGGGTTTTGTTAAGTTCTTTCAGAGTTTCCTTTTGGGATTTCAAGTCGGTTTCTTTTTGGGCTAATTCAGTCGTAAAATCCGTCCTTTTGAAATTTCTGATTAGTGCAGCCACTTCCTTAATTTCCTCACTTGCCGTTTCATATAACTTATCAAATATATCAAGTCCCATAAACTGAGCCAACAAGTCCTTTCTCTCCGATTGTGATTTATCAATGAATAGAGCATTGTTACCTTGTAGTGATAGGGCAGTCATAACGAAATCCTCATATCTCCCTACATATCCCTCAATGATTTGATTGGTATCCCTTCTCTCCGTTCCGTTAAGTGATTCTCTTTCCGTTCCATTGGTTCTCCAAAATTCCACATCTACCTTTACGTTCCTTCCCTTATTAATAGTTCGGGCTTCTCTACGGATTGAGTATGGAATACCTTCTACTTCGAAATCTAATTGGCAGTGGAAGTCACTCTTTCTATTGTTCATAATGTTAGCTGCCTTAAAGGCTCTACTACATCTATCGAACAGGCAAAAGGATATTGCATCAAATAGGGATGATTTACCTGCTGCGTTTGGTGCGAATAAGCCCATTAGTCCATTTACTTTGTCAAAATGGATTACATTGTCTTCACCGTAACTGAACATATTGGAGAATTCAAATCTTACCGGCTTCCATTGTACGTTTCTTGTCAGCTCATCCAATACTATTCTACTATTAATATCTTTGTTTAGTGATTGCACTCCTGCTACGTCTTCCGCAGTTGCGAATGGCATCATCCTTTGAATGTAATCAGATATAAGTGAGTTTTGATAATTTACATCGGTAATATCTTCTAACTCTAATTGATTATCTCTATCACCAGTCTTTTTCTTTTGGAAACTATCTGTCCTTATGGTTGTAAAATCATCTACACCATATTTTATTTTGATTTCGGTGATTGCTCTTTTTGTATCTGCCGCATCGGTATCAGAGAATCTTACCCTAAGCCTTGGATGAACAGGTAAATCAGTAACGTCAGGAACAACTCCTGCGATAATATCCATGGTGTAATAACCATAATCGTTTTTAATATCAACTTCTTCATATGTTAGTGTTTCTAAATCCCAAACTAAAAAACCATGCTTATCTAAGGTTTCTCCAAAGTTTTGTTGTACCAATGAACCAGCGTACACACACTTACATCCTTTAGGTGAAATCAATTCTTGTCTTTTATGTATATCACCCAAAAGTGCCAAATGGAAACCATCAAATAAATCGGTTGTGAAATGCCTACTACTTACAACATATCCCACATCGGTTTGTGAATGGTCAACCGGTCCGTGAAATAGTGCAACTTTTAATCTGGCTGATTGTAAACTAAAATCATCAGCCATTATCCAATTATCTTTGTTATCAAAAATACTGAATACTGAAAATGCTACATCATCTACCCAATGTACCGAAGTATCTTTTAGATATGTAAAGTTAGGTAGGTTAAGAGCTTCTACAATTGGTGAAAGAACATCCAATCGGTCTTGGTTGTTCATATTACAATCGTGATTACCAGCAATAAGAATTGTTGGGCATGTATTTGAACATTCGGTAAATAACCAACTAATCTCTTTCACTAATTCAGGTGACATTTCTAATTTAGCATGTGCAATATCACCAGCTAAATAAATGATTGAATCTTCAGTTCCTCTTTTACGGATTTCTTCAAACATTTTTTCAAATACTTGCCTAAACTCTTTGTGTCTCTTTACATTACGGATGTGTATATCCGCAATATGATAAATTCTTTTTAATTTACTCATATGTTATTTAACTTTGCCATCACCAAATCATCCCATCCAGTTTCTTTGGCATCTTTTAATATTTCATTTACTTTTTTAAAACCCATTTCACCTGCATCTTTATCAGTTGGTATAATGTTCTTTACACTTATACCATTCTTAATAAACCATTCAGTATGTTTAGTGGAATCTTCTACGGCATCGGAATCTAACATAATTGTTACATCCTTAACACCCTTTTCCATAATTTTATTTTTGAGTTTGCTAAGTAAGAATTTACCTAACAATGGAATTACATTTCTTTTAACTGAGAAAGAATCAAATACACCTTCAACCAAAATAATAGGTTCGTTCCAATTAATCATATTCTCAAATACAATTACATCTCTGCTAATTGGTGGATTCTTATACTTCATCCTCTCATCTTCATAAAAAGAACGAGCTACAAAGTAATTAAGGTCACCATTATCATCATAAGATGGAATGATAACTCTACCACCATAAAGGCCATCTTCACAATAACCAATATTATATTTAACAATATCGGCTTTTGTGATACCTCTTTTATTTAAATAGTGTAATGCTTGGTTATACAAAGGATTAATACTCTTTGGACAGAAATATAATTGTTTGAATTCTTTTGGTAATTGTAATTTTGCTACAAATTCCTCTTTTGCATCGTATTCTGGTTCATCACCATATACATCCTTTACAACAGATATATCCCTAAGGTCTACATTTAATTTACGAAGAAGGGATGATATACTTCTACCCTTAGAATCACATACCCAACAATGCCATCTTTGAGTATCTAAGTTAATTTGTAACTTCTTTTTATGGTGATTACAAAATGGACAATGGTGTGCCTGTTCATTTCCCTTTAAGGATGAACCAACTCCCAATGCCGAGTCTAATATAGTGATTATTTTTAATTTGTTCTTACCAGATAGCATATTTTGTGTTATACCCTACAAATATACAACTTTTTTAGGATATAACCAAATATTTTAACCCCAATTTGAGTTTTTAACATCTGTAAGAAAATCTGCCAAAAATTGTAATTTATTAGCAACTTGTTCTCTTGGAGTATTGTTTAAAACCATACCTTTAAGGTCTATAAGGGATGCAGCTGCAATAGAATGTGCATCATCTTTTGAATTTAAGTATGCATCTGAAATGCCGTACTTTTTACAAATTTCATCTAAAGTCATAACGTGTGTTTATTAATATATATCCTTTCGGAAGAATTTTCCCATTAAATTTTCATTAATAGATTGTGGGTCCATCAAAACATCTAATTTGAATTGCCACCAAACTTCCCAATATGTAAGTGATTTTTTACTAAAGCAGAATTGAATGATTTCTCTTTCAAAATCTTCCCCTCTACCTTCTTTTACTTCGTTTTTAATCCATTCGTTTGATGAATAGTATTTCTCCCAATCAGAAGCCTTACGAACTACTCTTTTACGAACTTTCCCCTTTAGGGGTTTTAATCGGCGGGTTGAAGTGAGTGATTTTTTACCAATATAGAATTTACCAGTTGGAGTGTGTACAATCTTATAGACAAACCCAACCGCACCCTCTGGTGTATTTTCTTCCGTAACAATATTTCCCTTAAATTTCCAAGACATTAATTACTTTTTAAAAGTATCGGAGTATTTTCTATTTTTCAATACCCCACCTCTTGCTTTGAATAATTTCTTTTCATCTTTAGATAAATCCTTAGATGGTTTCATTTCACCTCTAGGATTATCAGTTCCGATAGGAGTTGTATCTACACCTTTAACATTAGCAGCTCCAGTTTTTGGTGGAGTTTTTGCAAATATATCTAAAATTGTTGGCATTTTTAATTATTTTTCTTTATATAAATATAACCTTATGTGTCCAAACGAACAATAAAATTTATTGGGTAATCTGGTAAAGATTTCATTGGTTGTGGTAATTTTGCAACTGCAACCATATTTAAATCATTATCATATAATCCAATTGTTGTTATATAAGGTGCCAAATAAGAACCAGTTGGGTCTATTGAAGAACTAAATTCAAAATCAGCAAAACCTGCTGTAACCGTTGGGTCTATTGAAGAAGTTATAGAATGCAATTTTATTTTACCAGATTTTTTATCAGAACTCCAATCTATGGCTGTTGGATTAGTTGATGTGTTAAATTCGTTTTCTAAAACAGTTAGAAAAATTTCATTTTCATAAATGGTTTTAGTTGAACGATAATTTAAAGTAAATGAATTTAATACAGAGCCACTGTTTATATTTTTTGTTAAAACAATTATACCCCTGTCATAAAATACATTTCCTCTTATTTCATTATTGTAAACTAAATTAGAATACCCATCATCTACAAAAGTTTCACTTCCACTTATAAATTGTACAGAACCAACCTTAATACCTTCACCATACTTAGATTGTGGAACTGCTAAAACTGCCAATTCACTTTCCAAAACTCTTTCATTAGTTGAAGCATAAGATTGTCTTCTACCAACTTCGGTTAATATTGAAGCTGTTGATGGATTATTATAAAATTGAGCTTTTATAGAACGAAAAAATGCTGCTTTGGAAATACCATATGATTTTTCTTCAATTTCTTCATCATAGTTTCCAAAACTACCACTTTTACCAAATATTGGCTGAATATCATTTTCATCTAAAGTCCATTCTTTATAAACTTTAAATTGTCTTGTAGTGATATCCGATTTTGGGATTTCTTTTAGCATTTATTATTTTGGGTTTTATATAAATATTTCCTAAATGAAAAACCCCCTTTAAATCGGGGGTTTTCATATTTTTAGATTATAAAAATTAGAATGATAATTTTACTTTAATCAATACTTCTTTATCAAAAGATTTTACAATTGGTTGAGAAGTTTTAGCTACTGCTATCATTTCATTTGCATCATTGTAAAGACCTACAGTTGTAATGAACGTTTGTGGGTCAGTTTCGAATGTTGTTTCTTGGAATGTACCATCAGTATTTACATATGTTGGGTTGTTAGAGTAGTTAAACTCTCTATTTGTTGCTCTTACAAAGAAATGTTGAGTTGATACATCTTCAGTTCTTCTTGCTTCAAAATCACCACCTTTCTTAATTGCGTAATGTAATAATTTGTGGTTATATGCTTCATGTGTAGTAGCTGTTGCTCCAACTAAACTACCTGTATTTGCAAATCCAACTTCACCTACATTACCTACAGTAGTTCCAACTGCAGCAGGGTTTAGGATGATTATTCCTTTATCAGGATAAAATAATCCATATCCTAATCCGTTTGATGCGGTTGTTGATACTACAGTTGCATCATTTTGAGTTCCTAAATTTAAAGAACCAGATACAACTTTAAATACTCTACCAGCTTTACCTAAAGTATCTCCAAACTTCTTACCACTATCATCAATGAAAGTAAATAATCCGTTAGAACCAGAAAGTTTTAATGACCAGTTACCAGCATCCATTTCTTCTCTGAATCTTGCTCTAGCAATATTAATTACATAAATGTTATTAGAATCAGTTGCTACACCACTTCCATTTTCAAATTGGAATTTAGCGGTTGGGTCATCTAACAACATTGTACGATATTGAGCGTAAGTAGCTTTAGTTGCTAATAATGAATTATCATCAGTTGCTAAATCTACTGAACCACTCCCATCAACATGTCCATATGCTACTGCGTATTGAACTTCTGCTGAAGAATTGCTTGATGGGTTAGCGTTGTAAACGTTGTAGTAATATTGTCCGCTTGTTGCGGTTGCTTGTGTAGATGATGTAAAGAATGCTGTTAAAGAACCAGAATCGTTAGTCCATAATCCAGTAGTTACAACTTCAACTTTTGCATTTACTTTATCAAAATCTCCAAATCTTTTGTATATTCCTGTTGTAACGCCAGAACCAACTGCGATTTGTTGTCCAGCAGGTAAAACAGAGTTTAATAAAGATACAATTGTATTTGTATCAATTGTTCCCTGATTTGCCAATGCTGCCAGTTGGGCGGTTACATTAGGGTCATTTATTAGTGCCATATTCTATTTTAATTTTAAGCTTGATAAGTTACGGTTACTGGTATAGTTTGTGAACCACCTGTTTCGTTACCATACACAGTTATTGTAGTTGATACATCATAAGTTAATGATGGATTTGGAGTAAACTTGAACTCTAAACCAGTTACTACTTGTGCAGTTGTTGAAACTTCTTCACCTAAGAATACAGGAACAGTACCAGTTGCTGTTGCTCCTCTTGTCACAGTTAAAGTACCTGCTGATTGGTCAGCCAATACCATAGTGTATCCAGCTGCTGCGTTTCCAGCAGGAGATGTAGTTGGCAACATAGAAACTCCACCTTCTAATTGAGTAACTCCAATTGATGGAATACCAAGTTTTACTAAAGGAATTTGTGTTGTTCCTTTTGGTAAAGTTACTAATTTATATCTTAGTACTTGAGTTTCATCCGGAGTTGCTTCAGTTACAGGAATTGCTCTAATTGCTGAATCATAATAAGCCGAACCCTTTGGGTGTGCAGGCTCATAAAGTGTGTAATCAATTTCATCATCTCCCAAAGCGAATTTGGTGATGTTCAAAGATTGACCGGATGCTAATTTTTGTCTACCTTTTTTAGTAAGGATAGCATCAACGGTAATTTCGGTATTATCTAAATATGCCATTTGATATTGTTTTTAATGCTTTATTTCTAAAATAAATATAACCATTTGTTATTTTCAATTTTAATCCACTTCCAAAATTGGTTCACCACTACCTCTACCAGTCTTAGCCACTCTAAGAATGTTAGGATTAGTTGTAAATGTTTCTACTGGGTCTAAACCATCAGGTGTGGTTGCTGCTGTTTGTTGAGAACCTTTCCAGAATGAACGTAACATACCCTCACCTAAATTATTCGTATAACGATAGTGAGATGGTAAGTATCCATTTAAAGGTGTTACTGAAATGGTATTATTACCAACTGCTAAACTTCCACTAAATGGCATCAACGAAACTCTATATTTGTTATATGCAACATTTACATCTTCATATTTTACTTGCTCACCAGCAACTGCTCCATTTGTTGGATAACCAGCAGTTTGAGTTGAAACTTTTTTAGTATATTGTTCTTTTACTAAATAAATATTTTGTCTACTTTGTGTATAGTTTCCAAATATATCATACTTTTTATAAATACCAACACCACCCTTTCCGTACAATCCAAATCCTAAATTTGATATAGAATCTTTTTCCATACCAATAGCCTCAAAAGTAAATGCATCAGCTTCACCAGTTAATGTAGCTCCAGTTGGTACTGATATTTCTACATCATAAAATGGTGCTTCTGCTTCTAATATTGTTTGGTCTTCTACATTTATAGTAGTATTATATGTTGGATATGTACCATCTAAAATTGTACTATTATCAACATTTATAATAGTCTCATAATTATTTAAATCACCAACTAATGTTGTTATTGTTTCAGCATTTAGTTCTCCATTATAAACATCATAAGAAGATTGTATAGTTACATCATCAAAAGTATTTATTGATGTTTCAAAATTATTTTTTTCTGCTATTGGTTTATCCCACTTTGTTTTACTTCTTTCTAAATAATGTGGTTCAATAAGTAAACCTTTAGATACCTTTGCTCTAGCAGGTGCTAAATCAGCCAATACATCAAATAGAGATTTGTTTATATATCTTACTAATTGAATATATTCGTTTACATTTCTATCCAATCTTTCAAAATAATATTCTCTTAAATTTTCCAATTCTTTATATGAATATCTATATTCATCAGATGGGTCACCAATGTAATTATCAATATTAAAATCACCAAAGGCTTTAACAATATCCATATTCAACTCCTTAATTGGAGAGAAGAATAATCCTAAACGAGAAGAATCTATTGGAGCTCTATCAAATGATTTTTTAGTTGCTCTAACTTTATAAGAAAGATTTCCAACAAGTTCTTGTTCTTCAAATCTAATTTTATTTGAATAATTAAATCCTAAAGATGGAACAGTAGCTGTTACAGTTCTTTCGTATGGGGTGTATTGATATGGATATGATGATGCCGAATACATATTACTAGCACTAGCATAATATTCTCCATATGTTTCGTTAATAGCTACGTTTTTAATATATGGGTCTGCGGTTCTATCTTTTGGATATTCAAAATCTAAACGGAATAAAAGGTCTTCAGTAGAAGCGGTGTATGAATTACCAGCTATTGAATCAGGATGTAAAACGTGATTGTTAAATTTAGTTCTTTGTAAAGGAACTCTCCATAAACGGAATTCATCAACATTTCCTACAAATCCATTACCACCAATTTGTAATGAAGAACCACTTATCCATTGAGAATCTTCAGTAAAGATAGACATACTAACTGAAGTTATAATTCTATTTCCATTTGATGTACCTAACCAAACTTCATAAAGAGAACTATTGCCACCATAATCAATTCTATTAACACATACATTAGAATAATATTCTGTAGATATTGGGAATTCTAAACTTCCCGTAAATAAATCAGGTCCATAAACATATTCAATTGTTGTTGCAAAATACGGATACCCTGCGCCACTTCCACTTAAAATATAAGGAGAATCGCCCAAATCACCACCAAAGTTTAATTCTAATTTACCAAATGAACCAGTTGTTTGTACTAAATCCAAAGTCCATTGGCTTGATGAAATTAAAGTATATTGTGTATTTGGTAAAGTTGATGGCTTAAAGTTAAATTCTATTGAAGAAGGTACATTTCCATTTACTTCTTTCCAAGGAATTTTTATGCTTGAACTTTGTGTTAAGTAAATTGCCGCTGTTCTATCTTCGAAACTAAAATCTCTAGAACCACCAATAGTTGGATCTTGAGGTCCACCAAATTCCATAATAGTTAAAAGAGATTGTGGTACACCATAACAAGCCATTATAGCTTTCATAGCTCTAGCAGTACCTTTGTGTTTTAACAAATATGGTAAGTTATTTATAATTCTTCTCCAAACTTGATTGTTAGCTTCTTCTAAAGACATTGAAAATGCAGTATTACCATCTCTCTTTAATCCAAAAGCATATTCCCAAATAAATTGTGAATCGTAAGCTCTTTTAGCATCCCATCCCATTGATTTTAATAAATGCCATATTAAATCATCAGGAACACCCAAATCAGTTTTTTCTTCAACTACTCTTACTCTATTTAAAGCGTTTATGTATGACCAAATAATATCAAAATGTTGTCCAATCATATCTAAGAACAACAAAAACTGAGAATTGTCCACATCCGAATAAATAAATTCTGGAATGTTATTTATCAGATAATTTGCATTATATTTGTCATAGTATTCAGCTTCTTGTACTAAATTTTCATACCAAGCTGTTACTTCTGCACTATTTGATAATTTTAATATGTAAACTGGGACTCCATTTGGTAAAACTAAAATTTCTTTTGGATATGCTAAAGAATCTAAAGATGAGTACATCCATTTTTCAAATCCATCTAAGTTTCTTAATAAAAGATTTAATTCATTTAAAACTCTTTTTGCTTCATTAGCTTCTGGAACTGCGTTAAAATATTGAATTTCATACTGAATATCAAATGCACCATCTTCGGTTACGAATTGGTATCCATCTATTGTTAAATAAGATTCATGTGAACCAGTTGCTTCAGTAAGAATTGTACCAACTGGGAATGATGGTGGTGTTATTAAAGTTTCGTACCTTACTTTTAAAGTTTCAATTAATTTAGCTTTATAAAAGAAATTTTTAGCTCTTTCTGCAGCAGAACCAAAATGTGAAAAGTTTTCAAATGTATATACCGAACCACTTTGGTATTGTATATTTAATTTATTTGTATCTATTCCACTTTTCTCTAAAAATCTATTTGCGATTGCATCCGAAGTTAAAGAACCACTAGCTACTAAATCTTCAAAAATTGTATATCCAATACCATTATCAGGTTCTAAACTAAAATTTGGTCCTTTAAGTGGTGGACACAAATCAGATTCTATACCAGTAATTGTTATAGTTTCAACAATTGGATTTGATTGTATTTTTGAAATCCATACTTGTTGATTTGGTTGTATTGCGGTTGTTACAGGTTCATATAATTTTAAAATTAAAGATTCTCTATCACCAACCCAAGTTGTTATAATTTTATTATCACCATCGCCTAAATGAAGAAGATGTGTTAAATATTTTGAATTTTCTTCAGCAAATACAGAAGAATCTAGTTGATTTATAAATCCTTCTACTAATCTATTAATTGCAACATTTCTTGGTAATACTTTTTTACTTTTTTCAAAATTAATTGTTATTAATTCATCTTTACCAGAAATTACTTCTTGTCCACTTGTGTTATATGGAGTTAATATAAGACTTAATTGAACAATATCTTTTGATGTATCAATATTTGTTGAAGCTGCTAATTCTAATAACTTTTTAAAATTAAATGTTATTGAACCTGCTGCTTGTGCTTTTGTAGATGTTGTTAAACCCAATGGTTTAATTAGAACATAATCAGTATTTACCGATTGCCATGCAATATCAAAATCTACATCAAATCCTACAAAATCTTTTCCTTTAATATTTTGTGGAAAAACTATATTTCTTATATCAGGAGTACCAACATAAACTTTGTTTACAACATTTATTTTACATTCTATTGGTTCACTATCACCATCTGCATTAGATGCAACTATTATAACTCTATAAACACCAATCGAAGTAAAATATTTTTCAGGTATTAAAACTACTGCTGCATTTCCTCTTACAGTTTCCCAAGGATTTCCAAATTCAATTGTTTGGTTATTTAATAAAACTCTTAATGAAGAAACATCACCAATTTTTGTTAATCCTATTGCAACACCAGATTTTGTATTAATATTATATTCTGCCAAATCATTTACATTTACAAATGCAATTGATGGTGGTGCTAAGGTTATTGGTGTAATGTTATTAGTATTAATTTCAATACCAATACCTTCTGTTAATACAAATTCAGTGGTTACACTTTCTAATGAATTTTGGGCTTCAATATTGTTTTTATTTTCACCCGTAACAATTATTGAACTAATTCTAAAATTTTCTAAATTAGAAGATGCTATTTTTATTTTTGTACCTGAAGGATATTTAAAATCATTTATACCTCTATTTAATTCTACTCTATCCGTATTATTTACAATCAATATAGAAGATACATTATCTCCATTTAAGCTTACACTTACAGGAAATAAATTTTCTTTTGGTAATTCTTCATCCGATGGAATATCTTTTGGATTTTTAATTTGTAGATTAGAAAATAATAATTCTCTTACTTGATTATTGACATCATAATCATAAGGTGTTTGGATACCATTTTCGTATTTTGTTATTCTAAGTGTATAAGCTGGTTCTCCTACATAAACAGGATCCATTAATCTCTTAGCTGTTATATCTGAATTAAATGTTGGTACACCAAATCTATCAAATTGATTATATGTATTATCAATTGGTGTTAAATTTCTTATAAAAGAATCGTCTTGATAATATTTTGGAGTAAATAAAACTTCAATTAAATATTTTTCATTTGTTGTATAACCCTCTTTTTGAATAGTAATTGTATATCCACCATTTTTAATAACATCATCTACACTTATACTTAATCTATCAGGAGTTAATTTAAATGTATTTTCTCCATTTAAATAAATTGATGCGTTATCCACATTTGATGCAACTCTAAAAAAATAAGTTGGTGCATAATTTGCAGTACCAACCAAATCTTGAGATTTATCAATTTTGATAGGAGCATTGGTGGATGGGTTTTTTATAAAAACATCACCATCAGAATTTATACCACCTTCCAATGGTGTTAAAAATTCTAACTTCTGAGAATCCGATTTTGGTTCTAAACTATCTTCTATATCTATTAATCTCATTTGTTTTTATTATTCAAAATTTTCATTTCTTACGTTATCCAAATTTTCAAAAAATCCACCTAAATCAATTCCTAAATTATTTCTATCATTAACAACAACTCTACCACGATTTCCACCACCACCGCCACCAAAACTAATACCACCTATTGGATTTGTTTTTATCACCACAGGTTCTTCTTTAACAACAATTTCTTCTCTTAGTGGTGGTAAATCAAATATAGGTAATTCATCTATTGGTGTTTTTATAATTGGTGGCGGTTGGTCACCAATTATTGGTAATTGTTTTTTAATTAATTCTTTAAGTTTTATTGAAGAATCTTTTTCTATTGGTTTTGTAACTATACCAATTTTTTTAGTTACTTTAACATCACCACTTGGTATTTCAATATCACTTGTTTTACTTTGTATAATTTCTGAAATAGGGTCTACACTTTGTTCTACTTTATTATCAAAGGAACTTTTTGTTACTATATCAGGCGATGCTAAATATTTATCAAACAAAGAAACTAAGATACCCTCAATTGATGATTTGATTTTAGCTTCTGTGATTGTAACTGGTGGTTTGGTTTTTTTGGGTTTACCATAATTAACATCATTTATATTTGATATTCTATTTGTAAATTCATATATAGAAGCTTCTATAAATCTTTTATGAATATCCGTTACAAATACATCAAAACTTTGTATTTTATATTCATTAACCAAAACATCAAAAAATTCATTTCCATATTTAGTTTTTAAAAAAGAACTTATCAAAGATGGATTAATTTTTTCTATATATTGAAATGCTTGATAAATGTAGTCTTCTCTGAATTTTTTATTTTCCACAAATATACCAAATCTTTCTTCTAAATTTTTTATTAACTCAGGTGGTTGGTTTTTTCTTAATGGAAAAAGTCTAATCTCTGTTCTTGATGGAGATATTTCTGAAATCCATAATTTATCCAATTCTTTTTCACTACCAACTCTTTTGTTTATCAAAGTAATTTGTGTTTTATATACACCACTGTTATATCCTGCTTCTCTTAATAGTCTCTCCGCATCAATAAAATATTCTTTTGGTAAATTATACTTTTGAAATACAGTTCCATCTGGAACTAAAAAATAATCGTTAATGTTTTCTGTAGATAGTGGTATATATCTTACCATCTCACCATTCCCTTGTGGAAGTTGATTATTAGTATCATCATAAACAATAAACTCAATAGCATCATTTTCACTAAAACCAAAAAATGAACGCAAATCTCCAGTCTCAAAGATTGCTCTATCTTTTTGCTCTATAAAATAGCCTTTGTTTTCTATTAATTGTTTTACAGATTTTAATGCCATTTTTTTATTTTTTAACTACTACCTCTAAACTTCTTTAAATATATAGAAAGTGAAACCTCTGAACTTGAGCCTGCACTTGATTTTAATTTTAACGAACTTCTATATTCTCTGTCTCCAGCCGTTCCAATTACACCTTTTGGTTTTTGGTCTCTAATCCAACCAATGTTTTCAACCAATTTAACATTCTTAGTTTCACCAGCTTTCAATGTAACCGAACCAGGTACATTGATAATTGGGTCTCCAGAAATAGTAAATGATATTGTTGTATCTTTGTCAGTTGTAAAGTTTGTAAGTTCTAATGTAGGGCCATTTAGCCATTCTTCTGTTGCTTTGTTAGCTCTTGCTCTATATGCAATATCTCCCAAATCTTTTTCTTTTACTTCAATAATTTTTGCAGCAAAATCTTCACCAACTTTTGCACCTTCAGCAAGTTTACCTTGCTTACCATATAATTGCTCCCTCAATGCTCCCAATTCTTGCTCTAATGCTTGATTTCTAGCAAATAAAGAAACCCTTTGTATTGATTCAGCAGTTGCTTTTTGAATTGCATTTTGTAAATCAGTTAATGAACTTGCTACTTTAGAATTTGCTTGTAAAGATTGATTATCGGCATTTGCAACTAATAATTCCTTACCATCTATTTCAACTCTTAAACTTTGAGAAACTATTTCTAATTCAGTTACTTTTGCTCTTAAATCTAATATAATATCAGTTTGTTCAGCTATTGTTATATCTCTTAATCTTATATCTTCTAAAGCTGCATCGTAAATTACTTTAAGAACCATTTCCGGTCTTTCTGGTTCTTCTATTGGTAATAATTCAAATATTACCGTATCTATTGATTTTATTAATTCTTCTTCGTTATATTTTGGCTTAGTTAATTTACCAAACAAAACTCCATCTCTATCCTCATCTGCTCTAAAATCATATAAACCAGAATTTGTTTTTTGCGGCAAAGCAAGAGAACCGCTAATTTCTATAGCGTTTACTAAACTTTCATTTTTTAATCCTGTCATTGCCATTTTATTCTTATTTTACAACACTAAACGTTATTTCATCATCAAAGTATTGAACACTTCCATTTAAAATAACTTTAAATTCAATTTTATATACTCTATCCGATTCCCAATTTGATAAATTTAAATTAATAAAATTACTTGTTGAATCGCAACTTATTTTTGAATAATCACTAAATGGTATTATAATATCATTTGATGCAAAATCTTTTATTTGATAATATGATGTTTGCGGTAAATATTTTGTTGTGTTGTAAGAAAAAGAATTTGAAAAACTTTTTAATGGATATAACTCTCTAGCAAAAATTCTTAATTTTGGAGTTGTTCCTACTTTGTATTCTTTTTTAAGATTAGTAATTCCTATTTTAATATCATCGTTAGAAATTGCTGTTAATGTTCCTGTTGAAAAGTTTTGGTCGTTCCAACCAATTCTTATTTTAGGTTGGTATATTGTATTTGTTTCTTTAGAAAAGAACTTTAATTGTCCATAATCTTTAGTATCATTTTCAAAAGTATCTGAATATTTTATAATAATACCATCATTTGGTCTAGAACCACTCATCCAAGATTGAAGTAAAGATTTTACATTCATTTCTATATCAGCTGTTTTATAACTAAATGATTGAGATGCTGAATTTGCTATCCACCAAGTACCACCTGTACCATTATTTGGATTAGCATCACTACCATCTGCTAAACTATTATCTAACCAATCTAATTTAGTATCGCCTTCTCTATAATTCCAAGTTACCCCTTGTGTTGAAATATTATCAAATCTAGTACCAGTACCCATTTCCCAACTTCTTGAAACAGCATTTGCATAAATTGTATATTCTAATGGAATTTCTTCACTCTTTGTTTCTTTTAATATTAAAGTTGCTTCAGACATAGAGATTGATGTATCAACCAAAGATGATGATAAAAATCCTACTTCAAATTTTAAAAGTGCTCTAGAAATATCTTTTATATTTCCATAGTAAACTTTACTTATCTCTAATATCTCATCCAAACCAGTATTTTGATTTGGTTGTTGAAGATAAACCGATGCATCTTTTGATGCTGTTAAAAAATAGTATGCCATTATCTTGCTCTTCCTTTAATATCTGAATCAGGGAATTTAACCTCGAAAACCGATGGGTCTAATGATGGGTAAATAATTTTTGATTTAGTTGCTGCATCAATATTGTAAGAATTTACCGAATATCTTCCGCCACATTTATTTGTAACTACAACAGATGGTACTGATTGAACTCCTTCAACATTTGCTATTATTAGTTCAACTTCACTCAAATTAATTGTTTGATTAAAACTCCAATTATCTATATTAAAAAAATCTTTCAATTCTGTAATACATTTTGCTACTACTTCATTTTTATTGTAATTTTGATAGCAAATTATTTCAAAATCAATACCAATATTAATTATAAAACCATCGTTGAAATTTACACCATCAGTTAAAATTCTATATTCATTTAAATATGTTTTAAGATTTTCTTTTACACCTCTGTTTAAAGTTGTTAAATGATTATTTCTATCATATCCTAATAAATAAAGATTAATTGCAAACGGATTGTTTTTTTCATTTTCATTTGAAGTTTTTCCAATTAAAAAATTTTGTATTTCTGTTTTTACCGTTGCTGCTGTTGGCTCTTCGTTATCAGGTTTATTAACAAAACTCATTACCAAATCAGTAAATTGTTGAAGTGAATTTGGCGATGCTAAAATTGATGATGGTGAGTTATTATCTAAAGTACCATCAGCCACTGCGTATGCTTTTGCAACTCCACCAAACTTAGATGGCATTGATAAAGCTCTAACTTGATAATCTTTAGCAGTTACTGCTCTATTTTGAGAACCAAAATTAGCTAATGCGTTTTGTCTAATTTCTTCTATTGTTTCTCCACCTCTACCACCAATAGCCGGAATTTCATTATCAACCGCTATTGAATTTTTTGAACTTTGTAAAACTCTAATTTCTGCGCTTGTATATTGTGAAATATCTTCTTCGTATTCAATACCATCAAGTTGAGTTAATTCTCCTTGTGGTACATTTGAATCAACACCACCACCTTTAAAATATTTAATGGTTATAGTAGTATTTGATGGAGATGTACCATATGTTTTTGTTTTTAAGAAATTAGTTGGGTCAAATGATTCTTCTAATCTATTAATTGAGTTTGGCAATCCCAATCCTACGTTTTTAAGGTTTGGAATTAATAACTCATCAGATGCTGTTGGGTCTCCGGCTCCAAATTGAATTGTTGTTGTACTATCTGAATTTATTTTAGTAACAAATCTTCTTGATGTTTTAATAGTTTTTAAAATATAAGGAACTGTTGATTTAAATTGTGATAAATCTGAATCGTTTGCTTCTGTATTTGGTTCTTCAACAAAAACCATTTCTTGTGCTAAATAAGGAACTTCATACCATTTGTTACCATCAGAATCTCTTACATCATATATTTGAATAATATCAGTATCTCCTAATTTAATAGATTCAAAAGCTTTATAATTTCCAAAAGTAAAACTTTGAGTTACTTCTATTGCTGAAATTACATCTACATATTTTTTAAATAAATAAAATGTTGGTTCTCCTGTTGTTACATCTCTTTGATATACAGAAGTTTCTCTATCGGTTTCATCGCTAAAATCTACAACATCTGTTGTTCTAAATAAAACTCCTGTTTTTGAAGATTTTACTCTCATTCCTGCTTTTATTTTTAAAGCATATTTTGTATCAGGCTTATTATCTGAGCTAGTTCCTATTGATGGAACTAATTGATAAACAGAAAGTTTTGTTACCGCTGGTGCTGTTACTTTTGGTTTATAACCTAAAAACTGAGCTAATGATAACACATTCTTTTTATCTTCTGCATATGGTAACATTGATTCTTTAAGAGTATCATCTACATAGTAAGATAAAACATCACCAATGTAAGAAGCCATCTCAATAAACATCATACCAGGAGATGTTTCATTGAAATCATTATACGTTTTAGGAAAATAATTTTTTGCAAATTCTATTAAACTATCTCTATAAGATGCAAAATCTTTATTAAGATATTTTATATCCTTTCCTTTATTTTTAAAATTTTTATTTGTAGTTTTTAAGGCCATCTTTTAATTATTGAACTGTAAATGTTAATGCTTCTAGTTTTGGATTTTCTCCAACTCTAAATTTAATAGAAACATCTACTTGATTTCTATCTTTTAAATCATTAGATTGTTTTATATCTATTGTATCAATTGTAACAAAAGGAAGCCACATAGATAATGATTCAGAAATTCTTTGTTCAATTCTATCAGGCAAATCTTCGGTATTTTGTTCAAAAAGTAATTCTTGCAATCCACTTCCTAAATTTGGTTGCATTACTCTTTCATATTTCTTTGTAAGAAGTAAACTCTTAATATTTGTTTTTACTTGTTCTGCGGTAGTAAATGATTGATTAAATGCAGTATTACCAATTTGTAATGGTAAGGTTATACCTATTGCATAATCATTATACTCTTTAGTATCAATTACTCTCTTTTGACCAAGTATTACAGGCATTACTTCTTAAATCTTTTAACAAGCTCTGAATAATCTCTATTCAATGCTTTATCTAATTCAGCTACACCAGTTTGAACTCCCAATCCAGTTTTTTGAGGTCCGCTGGTGAAATCTCCGTAACCCATTTTTTCAGCAATTGCTGTTCTACCTACAATAGAACCCATATCACCTTGTCCAAAATTCATAGTTCTAAAACCACCATCGCTTCCAACGGCTGCTTTAGTTTCATTAAGAATTTGATTAATCATTGGATTTTTGCTATATTCTTTTTTTGATTCTACAATAGTATTATCATCACCTAAAATAGCTTTAGCCATACTCAACCCTTCAGATTTAGTTTTTACAACCTTTCCCTCAGCCATCATTTTTTTCATTTCGGCTTTAACTCCCTCTTTAATTAGAGCTGGTAGTTGTTGTTTAACTTCCTCTTGAACTAAGATTTGAATAGCTTTTAAAAGTTTATCAGTATTCATATTTCTTTATTGTTATGTTTATAAATATTTAAATGGATTATTTTTGGGTTTATTATACCTTGTCTGTATAAAATCCCCAATATTCCCAATGCCACATCTCATCAACACCATTACCATCTGCCAATCTATATGGATTATACCACCCATATTTAGGCGCATTGTTGGATAGCCATCTATATAAAGATGATGTTTCTCTACCTTGTTTATTAACACTAGGTACACCACTACCACCAACTGCTCTATACAATTCACCAAAATCTAGTGCTAATCCCCAACCATGTGGAGATTTACCAGCTTTAGCTATTGTAGAACCACTACCCAAAGAACTTTGATGCGATACACTTCTATAAGCAGATGTTATTGTCCATCCAATACCAGCAGATTTTGCAGCTGCTTTAAGTTTAAAATATTGATTTGCTGCTTCTGGATGTAGTAGATACCAACCACCCGTACCTTTGTATGTATATTCTGCCCTACCACCCTTTTCAACACCAATCATAGTATCTGGTGGTAAAGTTCCATTTTCGTATTTACCTTTCCAATCAGGTGGTGCTGAAACTCCAATAGCTCCAACTTGAGCAAATATTTTAGCTGGTGGGCCACTTTCTATCTTTTTTAAATTTTCAGTTGAAGGTTGTTTTTCTTCTGGTTTAAAATCGGTAGGTGGTTCACCTTGTATAGGAGTGGGTGCTGATCTTGGTGCGTAATCAAAATTTGTTGTAGCTTGTTCGGCTGGTTTGGCTTCTATTTTTTTATCACTATCTACCTTGCCATTATTTTTTTCATGTTCATCTACACCCTTTCCTTCTGATTCTGGTGAATCATCGGATGGTGGTATTTGTGGTGATGGGGTTGATGGTGTTACTGTATAACCAGACCAAATAACCACACCTGGTCCAGGAGTTGGTACAGGTACAGTTGGATATAATGATATTGTTGAAGCTACTCCCGAAACTGTAGTTAAATGCTGAGTAGCATATTGAATAAAATCATCAATTATTAAAGAAGTATTTTTTGTAGGGTCTATTATTGACATAACTTAAATATTATTCATATATTGAAACGTGCATTGGGTCAAAACTTTTTAACCAAGTCATTCCCTCATTTTGAAAAACTTTAGCTACTTCCAAAAATCCCAAATCAAAATCATTAAAATCTCTAATTTTAGTTTTTCCTTCATATATCCCATCAGAACCAAATTTAGTTCCTATCGGATATATATCAGCATTCATATCAATTGCCAATCCCCAGCTATGATTTGATAAACGAGTTCCGTTTGTTACATTTCTTATAGCTAGCCCACCTGAACAAGTTTTTATAAATTTATTTAATCCTTTGGCTTTTATTTTTTGAAAAGCAGGTTCTGCAACTATTTTAA